ATAAAGGTGCATATGACACCAAAAAACGAGTGACAACGATCTCTTGGATACCTTTTGATAAACTACCACAAATGTACAAAGTTATCGATAATCAATTATCCATTGTAAACTTAAATCATTTTATGTTTGATGGTGTAAGACTAACAGAGCCTGCGCAGTTTACGGTCTATCCTAAAAAAGGTTTTTACGATTGGCATATGGATCTTAATGCGTTTGGTCAAGATGGTCAAAATCCAATTAGAAAAATATCGATGACTTGTTTATTGTCAGATCCATCAGAGTTTACAGGTGGAGATCTTTTATTTTCAGAAATGGGTGATAATAAACCGTTGCCCTTGAAACAAGGACAAGCCATATTCTTTGCATCATTCTTAAGACACAAAGTTGCACCAGTTAAAAAAGGTGTGAGAAAATCTTTAGTCATGTGGTTTGGAGGGCCTCCATTTAAATGAAAAATAAAAATCAATTACAAAGAAAAATACTTTTTCCAACGGCTGTATATTTTAAAGATGTAGCAAATGCAAAAGAACTTAATAAATATTTATTCAAAGAAATAAAAAAATGGCGTAAGGCAGATCCTAAAGGAGAACATAAGACTAACTCTGGTTTTGGTTGGCATAGCAAAACAGACATGGATAAAAGGAAAGAGTATAAACCTCTTATCGATGAATTATTTCAAATGGCTTACGAGTGTAATAAAGATTATGGTATATCAGGTAAATTAGGACTTGGTAATATGTGGGCTAATATCAACCCTACTTACAGCTATAACAAAACACATACACATCCTAACTCACTATGGTCAGGTGTGTATTATATTAAAGTTCCAAAGAACTCAGGGAAAATATTTTTAGAGGACCCTAGACCAGGACCTAATACACATATGCCTAGGAGAGAACCAAATCTACCAGAACAGTTGTGGAGAGTATGTGCTTATGAACCTATAGAGGGGCGTATGATATTTTTTCCATCTTGGTTGCCTCATGGTGTAGATATAAATATGAACACAGATAAAGGTGAAAAGAACTGGAGAGTATCTGTATCTTTTAATTTTATACAAATATAATGAGTTTTAAAAAAAATAAATATCAAGTGATTCGTAATGCTATATCAAAAGAAGTAGCAGACATAGCTTATAGGTATTTACAAATATCAGCAGAGGCAGATCATTGGATGTTAAACAATGGTGTAACTCATGCAGGTAATAAACTTGTTGGTAATTTTAACGACCCACAAGTTCCGAACTCTTACGCTAAATATGGTGATAGGTTGATGGAAACATTACTTGTTAAAACTATAGCTGTGATGCAGAAGAGGACGGGACTTAAATTAGTGCCAACATACTCATACACAAGACTTTATAAAAAAGGTAATATTTTAAGAAGACACAAAGATAGACCTAGCTGTGAGATATCCACCACACTAAATCTAGGTGGAGATGCATGGCCTATATTTATCGATCCTACGGGGTCTAACAATGTCATAGATGAGTATAAGAATATACACAAACCAGGTGCACCCAAAGGTATAAAAGTAGACTTAAAACCAGGAGATATGCTTATTTATTCTGGATGTGAATTAGAGCACTGGAGAGAGCCTTTTGAAGGTCAATTATGTGGCCAAGTGTTCCTACACTACAATCATGCAGATGGACAGTTTGCAAAGTCTAATTTGTATGATAAAAGACCTATGCTAGGAATAGTCAAATAAAGTTGAATATCTAAGCAATCTAATATAATCTGGAGGTCTATGCTACAGAAGGTTAACTTTGCACCCGGAATAAATAAACAACTCACAGCCACAGCTGCAGAAGGCCAGTGGATAGACTGTGATAATGTCCGTTTTAGGTATTTATTTCCTGAAAAGATAGGTGGTTGGAAGCAATTAGGAGCTGATAATATTACTGGAGCCGTTAGAGCTCTTCATCAATTTACAAATAGTGCAGGTCGAAAGTATTCCATTATAGGATCAAACAGAATATTGTATGCTTATTCAGGTGGTGTGTTTTATGATATACACCCAATTAAATCTACGACAACTCTTACTAATGCATTTAGCACGACTAACGGATCAACGACCGTTACAATAAATTTTTCTACAGATCACGGTATTCAAGCAGGTGATATTGTATTACTAGATAACTTTTCAACTGCAACTAATTCTGATTATGCTGCAGCAAACTTTGATGACATAAGATTTATGGTAACCACAGTGCCATCTTCAAACACAATTACAATCACAATGCCATCCGCAGAGTCAGGATCTGGTGCATCTGAATCAGGTGGTATTAGAGTTAAACATTATTATAGAGTAGGACCTGATGTGCAGTCTCAAGGTTTTGGTTGGTCTCTTGGATCTTGGGGTGGACAAGAAGTAGGAGCTTTTACAACTGTTTTATCATCAGACATAGATGCGTCTACAACAAGTATAACATTAAACGATGCATCACAGTTTCCATCCTCTGGTACAAACTTTGTGCAAATAGGAACAGAAGAAATATCTTACACAGGTATATCAACAAATACATTAACTGGTGTAACAAGAGGTGTAAGAAACACAACTGCAGCATCACATTCATCTGGCGCTACAGTTACAGACACATCTAACTTCGTGGCTTGGGGTGAGGCAGCATCAGGAGACTTAATTGTAGATCCTGGTATGTGGTCCATTGATAACTTTGGTGATAAAGCAATTTGTTTAATTGTAGATGGTGAAGTATTTGAATGGAACTCTGCAGCAACAGACGCAACAAATTCTAGAGCAACAATTATATCTGGTGCACCAACTGCATCAAGACACATGCTCGTATCTACACCGGATAGACACTTAGTATTTTTTGGAACAGAAACAACGATTGGTACAAAATCTACACAAGATGATATGTTTATTAGATTCTCGGACCAAGAGGATATTAACACGTACACACCTACAGCAACCAATACAGCGGGTACACAGAGATTGGCCGACGGATCACGGATCATGGGAGCTATTAGAGGTAGAGATTCTATTTATGTTTATACAGATACAGCATTATTCTTAATGCGTTTTGTGGGTCAACCTTTTACATTTGCTTTCGTACAAGCAGGAACCAACTGTGGATTAGTAGGAAAGAACGCAGTTGTTGAAGTAGACGGAGCTGCATATTGGTTTTCAGAAAATGGTTTTTTTAGATATGCTGGTGCACTAGAGACATTGCCTTGTTTAGTAGAGGATTTTGTATTTGATGATATTAATTTAGATTCTGGTAATCAAATGATTGCAGCAGGATTAAATAATTTATTTGGTGAGATCATGTGGTTTTATCCAACAGGTAGTTCCGCTGTTGTAAATAAAATGGTTTGTTATAATTATCAAGATTCATCACCACAAAGACCAATATGGACTATTGGAACATTAGCTAGAACAGCTTGGGCAGACTCAGCTGTGTTTGGTAAACCGCATGCGATGGAGTATGATGCAGATGGAGTTGAAGGATCTAGTTCTTCTACATATGTGCAAGGGAACACGGATGGTATTACAACATACTATCAACACGAGACAGGCACAGATCAGGTTAAAGGTGGTTCAGTTACAGCAATTACTGCAAATATATTATCTGGTGATTTTGATATTACACAAAGAGTGGCAAGAGGAGCCACAACAGGCACAGCAGATATTAGAGGAGATGGTGAATTTATAATGAAGATAAGAAGATTTGTTCCTGATTTTATATCTCAAACAGGAAACACAAGAGTGACTTTAAATTTAAAAAACTATTCTAATGACACAGCTGCAAGCTCATCACTCGGACCTTTTGATGTTAGTTCATCTACAACAAAAGTAGATACAAGAGCTAGAGCTAGAGCCATTGCGTTGAAAATAGAAAATACAAGCACGTCTCAAGATTGGAAACTTGGTACGTTTAAACTAGATATACAACCGGATGGTAGAAGATAATGTCAATACAAAATTTAATCTTAGGTAATTTAGTTTCACGAGGCGCTGATAGATTATTAAATCCTAATAGAATTAATAAAAATCAATTTAATTTATTAACTGGTGGTGGCTACACTGGAGAAGGAGATGAAGAAAAAGATACAGGATCAAAAACTTTTGGTGGTATAGCTAAAAGGGGAATAATGAGTTTAATAGCGCAAGCTATTCTTGGACCTGTGTTTGGACCACTAGCTTTAACTCTAGGTACAAATTTCATGGATAGAAGAAACCAAAGACTAGGTTTAATTGATAGAAGTGGAGACCCAAGTCAAATAGGTCCTCAACGAGGTGGTATAACAGCGACAGGTATGCAGTTTGAAAATATTCAAGACTCTTTGGGAAGCACTGATCCTAACAAAGATATTAACTATAACACTGGAGTTATTACAGATAAAACAACAGGAAAAGAAATAGGTAATGTATATGATGAAGTTGCTATTAGCACACCATCACCTGCACCAGCTTATGATTTTGACGACAATGACAGCAGCGGAGGCAGCAGTGGAGGGTCTTCATCGGCATCGACAGCAGGAGATGCTCCAGGTTATTCAGGACCATCACCGTTTAGATATGGAGGACTAGCAAGTTTATATAGATAATGGCAAAGATAGTACAAGTATTAACAAGACCAAGTGAGACCTATAAACAATCTGTGGCTGATGCACAGGTTAGAGATCTCGATGGTGTTATACAAAAATTAAACACAACGTATCAACAAGAATTAAAAGATGAGATGGAAGCAGAAAACTTCTTTATTAATTAATGGCAAATAGTTTTATAAATAAAAAAGCAGATTTAACGACTACCGATCTAACAACACTATACACAGTGCCTTCGTTTAAAACTGCTGTGGTTAAATCGATTTTAGTATCTGAAGATGCCGGATCAGGAGCTAGTATAACAGTGACTTTGGTGGACTCATCGTCTAATATATTTAGCTTATTTAAAAGCAAAGCTATATCTTCAAATACTACAACAGAGCTACTTACTCAACCTCTTGTTATGGAGGCTAGTGAGATTCTGAAAGTCCAAGCTACTGATGCAAATGAACTGCATGTCATAGCTTCAATATTAGAAATAGAACCAAGAGAGGTAACAACATAATGCAAACAATAAAGCCAGAAAAGATAATAACGACGATATCGAACTTGAAAACAGGTGAAAAATACAATACAGATGAGGAATGGAAAGCAAAAGGCGTGCCAGAAGCTGACATCAGAAGAGATGTCAAGGTAATCATGCCTTCGCTTGATTTGTTCCCAAAAACCAAGTAAAGTGGTAAACTATGGCAATATCTAGATTTCAAATGAACAGACAGTTAAGAGCATACGGCGGAATAATGGGCCAAGATGGTAGACGAAACTATGGTATAGGTTCGTTCTTCCAAAAGAAAATTATGGACCCTATTAAAAAAGTTGTTGGTAGTGATGTAGGTAAAGCTGCAGCAACCGCTTATGGCTTATACAGTTTAGGTGGTGGTAAATATGGTATACCTGGTGTTGGAACAGATAAAAGTGGATTTGAGTTCGGAAAAATTATTCCTAGAATAGGAGAGTTAGGTAGTAAAGCTATAGAAAAAACTGGAAAAATTCTTTCAACACCTGTTGGTAGTAAAAATGAAAAGAATAAACAATCTACGATAGGCAGCACACTTTTAAGTGGTATACTATCTCCAGCAGGATTAGCTATCGGTTCAGGATTATTAGCTGGTGCATTTACAAAAGATGAAGAAGACCCATTGTACACGGGTCAAGACGTAGGATTAAATTTAAGAGATATAGCTAAACTTGCAAACATTACAGATCCAGTAGCAGGACAAGCTATTGGTTTAAGATTTTTACCAGATGTAGAAGCTAGAAAATTTACACCAGAACAAATGGCAGCATCGTTCGCAGCTAACGCACCTCAAGATTTTACAGAAAAAAGAGAACAAGCTCAAGACGGCGGTATCATGGGTGATCAAAAAGACTTTGAAGAATTTTTACAAGATATGAAAGATAGAGATATGGGTATGATGCAAGATCAAATATTAAGAGATTTTGAAAACTATATGAAAAGAAAAAGAATGTTAGAAAATTTACCAGAAGCTAAAGATGGTGGAATT